CATTAGTTTTAATTGCAACTACCCAACCATAATATCCAGCAACATCCAACCAATCCGTTAATGATCCAACTTGTTTTGGCGATGAATAGACAGTTGTATTTCCCAAGCCTAGTTGACCATAAGAGCCATCTCCCCATGCCCACAAAGCTCCACTGGTTGTAACACCATAAGAATTAAAGTAGCCAGCATAAGTTTTGCTCCAACTAATTGCGGCTCCTACTTGTACTGGGCTTTGAATGTTTCCAGCACCTGAAGAGCCATTTCCAATTTGCCCTGAAAATGTATAGCCCCATCCCCACAAAGTGTTATCTGTTCTAACAGCTAATGTGTATTCGTGACCAGTAGCAACTTGTGCCCAATTGGTCAATGCGCCGACTTGGACTGGCGATGAGTAATAAGTCGTATTGCTAGTACCAAGTTGTCCATAATCATTTCTACCCCAAGACCAAAGCGTACCGTTAGTCTTAATAGCCGAAGTATTGTTTGAGGCGGCAGATGAAACTGAAGACCAATTTGTCAACAATCCAACTTGAACTGGGCTTGATCTGTTGGCTGTATCACCTAAACCTAAACAGCCTGCTGTATTACCGCCCCATGCCCACAGCGTGCCATCAGTTTTAATTGCCAAAGAACTAGCATTACCCGTGGACACTGAAGCCCAAGTTTTTAATGTGCCAACTTGTTTTGGGCTGGAGTAATTTGTGGTGTTGCTTAAGCCAAGCTGTCCAGATGTGCCAAGACCCCACGCTAACAAACTTGGGCCGGGCTGTTGAGGCCAAGTCCCAGCCGCAATAGCGGCATTCACCTGTTGCATTGTCCAGATGCCTGAGTATTGAACGCCGGGGATAATTACTGTTGCCATGCCTTAACCTTGTGCTACAAAGTGAGATGAACCACCTGCAACTTTTTTCCAAGTTGTTGAGGATCCAATTTGTTTTGGACTTGAAAAGTTTGTCGTGTTTCCAAGACCAAGCTCGCCAGTAGTGTTATAGCCCCAAGACCACAAAGTACCATCAGTTTTTGAAGCAAGCATTGAATTTCCAATAACAGCAACATACAACCAACTGGTTAAAGCACCGATTTGTTTTGGAGATGAATAGTAAGTGGTGTTACCAATTCCTAATTGCCCATAATTGCCAGAACCCCAAGACCACAATGTGCCATTTGTTTTAACAAAACCAGCACTGCTATTTAGAGAACCAATAGACCAATTTGTTAACGCACCAATTTGTTTAGGTGAAGAATAGTTGGTTGTATTTCCTAGTCCCAATACTCCACCATAATTGGCCCCAAAAGACCATAATGTGCCATCTGTTTTTAAAGCAATAGTGGAAGCTGAACCCTTTGTGCAAAAAACATTTGCCCAAGTAGTCAATGCACCAACCTGTTTGGGAGATGAGTAAGTTGTTGTATTGCCAAGTCCAAGTTGCCCAAATGAACCGCTACCCCATGCCCACAAAGTTCCATCAGTTTTTGTGGCCATCGAGAAAGAATATCCACCAGCTACATTTAACCAACTGGTCAAAGCTCCAACTTGTTTAGGCGAAGAATAGCTGGTTGTATTACCTAGCCCAAGTTGACCAGCAGAGTTATAACCCCAAGTCCATAATGTGCCATCTGTTTTTACAGACAAAACATGCTGGTATCCACCAGTAATTGTTAGCCAACTGGTTAAAGCACCAACTTGAGTTGGGCTTGATCTATTTGTTGTATTACCTAAACCAAGCTGACCATTTTGGTTGCGTCCCCAAACCCACAATGTGCCATCGGGTTTGATTGCCAAAGACCCAGTGTATGTACAGCTAACTGTAAGCCAGTAATCTGATCCAACCTGCATGGGCGATGAATAATTTGTAACATTATTAACGCCTAATTGACCAAATTGCCCACTCCCCCAGCTAAACAGATTGTATAAATAGGTAGGGGTCTGAGCCGCTAGAGGATTAAATCCCGGCTTAACAATACTCCCCGGAAACATTTGTCTTATAGACATACTGTTCCCCCTTCTACGAGGCTATGCTCTCATAACTTATGGTGTAAGTGATACCGCTTGCTGTGCCAGATGTCACCACAATGGATGAATTCTCCATCAAGTACACCGCCGTAGTCTTATCCACCGCGATCAGTGATGCACTAGCAGGCACAGAGATCGTAGAGATAATTGGGTAGTTTGTACCTGCGCCAGCGGCGGCACTGTTAATCGCAACAGTAGCGTTCACAGCAGAAGAGCCATTCACATTAGCACACACAATTTGGTTGATCTTGTAGACCAGACCAGAAGATGCGGCGTTAGACAACAAGGTGTTAGCCGTTGTGTTGCCGGGTGTTAAATACGTTGTATTGCCCGTTAGGGTCGTAACGTTAACTATGTTGGGATTTGCGATGATATATCTCCTTGACGCACAAGTTGCGTATTACAAACCGAAAACCATTGAGAATGCGATTGCCTGACCTTTGGTAGCGCCAGAAGCCGCAGGGGTGGTAGATGACCATGTAGTGCCGTTAGATGTCAGTACATTACCAGCCGTGCCGGGTGCAACAAACAAAGGCGTTGAAGTGCCATTACCCAAAACAACATTGTTGGCCGTCAGGGTAGTTAAACCTGTACCGCCCTGATCCACACCTAGAGTTCCAGTAGATACCAAGTTCTTACTGCCGTTGGTAAATACAGGCTTACTGGCTGTCAGTGAAGAATCAATAATATCATTGGCCGTCAGCGTTGTGCCGTCCCATGTCAAACCAGCAGCAGCACCAAATGCACCAGCGTTGTTAAACTGAATCTGCGTGTTAGAGCCAGCAGCCGATCCACCGCCTACGCTTACAAAGTCAGGCGTAGCAAGACCACCATCCCACGCAATAATTGCCCGACCACCAGCCGGTACGGTTACACCAGTCGTAGGAGATGTTGGGCCACCACGCACTGTTACCGAAAAGCCGCCCGTCGTATCGTTAATAACAACGTAGATTTTGCTTTGCTTTGGGGTATTGATGAAGCGAAGTGCTGTACGTGCGCCCGTGCACAGAAGAACTGCATACTGAGAACTATTGGCTGTCAGACCTGTAGTTACATCAGTACCTGTTGTAACAGCCAAGTTAATGTCTGCATCAGTTGTAATTGTCTGTGTACCAGCTACCGCAACATCCACAATCTGGGAGATGGCGTTGTTAACCGTATTACCCCAACTACCGGATAGAGTTCCTTGTACTGGGAGGGTTAGTCCAATTAGCGATGTGTTTGCCATTTAATGCTCCTACTGAGTAGAAATTTGTGTCCAACCGGGTGATTCTGTATTGTCAACAGCAGCCCAGCCCGGTGATTGTGGATTGCTGATATTTTGCCAGTTTGCAGTCTCTGTGTCATCTATTACTTCCCAAAAATTTCGTCCACTGTTTGTGTCAGTAATTGCCATTGTCTCAGTTCTATTAACTCCATACCCAGTTACTGCCGCTGGAGTATCAACAATAGATATAAATTCATCAAGGAATTCTGTGTAAAACGTACCAACCGTAGTGCTGTCTAACGCTGACATTGACTCATTGATGGTCATAATCAACGTAGCAAGAGCTACCTCGGCTATGGCAATAGACTCAGTAATATCCGCAACAAACGCAACAACGGCTTCTTCTACTGTGGCAATACTGGCGTTTTCTGTAACCGATACAGGGAAGTTTGCCGTTGCTGATTCGACCGAACTAATGGCCGCAGAATCCGATACGCTGGCTGTGTAAGCTGTTACCGCATCATTTGTATCCGCAATAGACGCACTTTCCGTAACACTCTGAGCAAACGTGGCAGCTACAGATTGGATTTCTGTGTATTCCGCAGATTCTGTTCTGGATACGGCAAACGTTGCCAATACTGACTGAGCTTCTGTATATGCCGCAGACTCAGTAATTGATACCCCAAAGTCAGCCGTTGCCGCCTCGGTTGTGGTGATTGCTATGGCTTCTGTTACGGCTACCTCATAGACATCCGCGCCACCCCAGTAGCCATCACCCCAAGCAAGATCACCCCAGCCGGTTGCCATTTTAGGTGGCTGTCAATGTAGCAGTGTAAGTTACCGCAATAGTGTCGCCGTTAACCACTGCTTTAGCACTAGAGAAATCACCAGCAGAAAACAAAGTTCCTGTCGTGGAATCTTTAGTAGAGCTACCGCCAATGTTAATGAAACAACCAGCAACTGTTCCGGTACTGGTCATGGCAAAAGACACCGCAGAAGATGTTGCCTTACTACCCGCAGAAGCCGCACTAAACGATGGTGTAGGACGGTTGCCAGAATAAGCAGGAGCATTAGTACCACCCACTTCTAGCCAGCTTGCGTGAGAAGCTTGCGTGTCAGCCGCTATAGCCGTACCCGTACCTTTTAAACCCATTACAACTGCGCCGCCAGCCGTATTTCCAAAGGCAGTATCCAAAGTAAAGTTACGGCCTACAGTAGTCACGATGTTTTCAATCTCATCTGTCCACTTAACAAAACCATCAACGCTATAGCAAATAGCCGTGTAATGGCCACCGATACCCATCGTATCTTCAGGCATTGTGTTGTATTTAGTGACCGCTTCCACTTTATCTGTAGCGGTGATTTTGTCCATAGTCATGGGAAGCTCCTTAATTGGAAGAACGAATCAATGCTGCTGACGCTGTGTTAGCAGGCATTGTGATGGTGAAATTGGTAGATGTTTTGTCAGACCCAAAGTCCAACACAGCAATAGATTTGTTACCTTGAGTAACGTTATAGATTAAAGCGCAACGAGCCGTAACAGATGCGTTAAACACCACGTTGGCAAAATTAACGTAAGCTGTAGAACCAGAAGATTCCAACGTAACGCCAGTCAATAAAACACCACCGGGAGTGTAGCCCCCGCCACTGACTTCACCGTCTGAACTGTAGACAGTTGTAGCTTCATTTAAATTGGCGTTAGCTGTGTACAAAGCAATGTACAAAGTGTTAGTCGTAAGATCATGTACACCTTGGTACAACTGCTTTTTAAAGCTGGTAGTCTGAGTTTGGAGAATGTTACTCACGATACGGCCACCCTAACCTGACCATCACGATAAGCATCTGCACGTTGCTTACCATCACCCAAGTTCTTAAGAAGTGCAATAGATTGAACGTACCGTTCTTGGTACAGTTTATACATACCATCTTCTGGTGCGCTCTTCATGTATGTACCTGCCTCAGACAAAGTACCATACAGTAAAGCAGAATCAAAATTGTCACCAAGCCATGTAGTCAAAGCGGTAACAATAGACTCTGGATAGTAATAGTAGTGCAGTTCAGCGTAGTAGTTAGCATTAGGTGTCGGGCCAAGAATGAACGACAACTCATTCACGTTAGCTGACTGCGGGCCAAAGATGGCGTAGTGCTTAGGCTCAGAAGCCACTGCACTTAATGGATAAGCTTCACGGATAAAGTTCACATCTTTATTCAACAAATAAAGATAGTCGCCTTGGAAGACTACAGCGCCATTTACTGTTCCGCTATTAGCCACAGTTAATGTAATTGTCGTCCCACTGATACTACGCACTAAAGCGTTAGCACCAATGTTTGAGCCTGTAACCTGTTGACCTACAGCTACCCCAGTTGCACTGGCCACGACAATAGTCTTTTGACCAGATGTTCCTGTTGCGGTTGTTGCGTTGTACGGATATATAGCTAGACTATATGTTGAAAGAAAGTCTTCTGGACAAGCAAGATACTTATTACCAGTTGACAAAACACCCGTCACGTTCTTACGCAAGTTAGCAATCTGCACCGTGTTATAGATGCGCTGCTCCGCCTGCTTGATCATTGTATTGATCGTAGTCGTTTCAAACGTGTTCTGCGTGTAGTCAACTACCGCAGCCACAAGTTGGGCGTATGTCATTGCCATAATTTAAGCCATTGGGCCTCTGGACATTACACCTTTAGTAGCCGCACCTGCGCCACGCATCTTGATACCAGTTGTTTTAGTTGCTGGTTGTGGACGACGATCAATGTTACCTACAGACATATTGACTGTATTGGCATCACTATGGTCAGGGCCAGAACCGGGGTTGTCAGTAGCTTTAACAACTTTGCCAGACATTGTGTGTGGTTTGGCATAGACCTTGGCATCGCCAACTTCTTTACCCATCATCTTTTTGCTAAATGTAGCCATGATTAGCCTCGTTTCTGTGCGGCAATCTTTGCCAAGTTACGACCCATAGTTTTCATGTCAGAGTTGGTTTTACCCTTACCCTTACCTTTTCCGCCGTGCATCATGCCAGCAGTAGGGCCGCTGTCACCCAAATTTTTACCTTCGGTTTTGCCTTTTTTAGCAATGCCGTCTGCTGATTTTCTAAATGCCATTTTAATCTCCTTAACTAACCGTTACTGTACCAACAAATGTGGTTGCCACCAAGTAATTTGGTGTCAATCCTGCATCATTTAAACTAGAACCACCTACGGGCAGCCACCCCCATTGGATGTCCCGTGAGCCACCTGACAAATTACCAGCAGCATTAACGCCTGAAGTAACATATGTTGTGTCTTTACGTGGGTTACGCAAAGCTTGTGGATCATCTACTGGAAATGTTCCCAACATCAACTGAGGCTGATCCGGATCCCAGCATTCTGGACATACCAACAACTGGTATTTACGCTGCTTAATGATCTCAGTCTTAAGTGCTTTAAGTTGATACTGCTGACCACAGCGATCACATTCAGCAATCGCTATCTTGCCGGATGCAAACCTATTTCCCATTACGTGCTACCAATAAACATCTGACGAGGAACAAACCTAATCGCTGCTTTCTCGCGGTCTTCACCTGCGGCAATCTCAAAGGTTTCATCGTAAATCTGTTTAAGCATCTGAATGCGTGGCATCAATTCAGGTACTTTAATAGCTATGTGGTAAGCCAAACCAGCAACCAAACAAGGTAAAAAACGGAAGTTCATGTCTGCTGTCTCAACACCAGCGCCAGCGTCCTGAACTCTACGCAATCTCCAATAAACAAACTGGTATGTAGTGCTGTTATCGGGCGTTGGCCATACCGTTACAGCAGGTAACTGAGGCACAAACACCGCAGTGCCATCTGCCTGAGAAGCGGCTGTAGTATTGTTCTGACCACGGAATACACCACCAAGGGTATTCCCTGATACATAGGTATAGTAAATATCTTCTGTACCCAAACGGATAAATCCGGCACCTGCTAATCCAACTACCGTGCTAAGCGTAATTGTTGTGGCCGTGGAAGTTATTGCACCATCAAGCACAGCATTTGTAGGATTTGTCTCACCAGACAATCTTTGAATCCATACTTGGATTGGTCTTGCTTGACTGAGTTTGTTTGGAATAGTCGCATAGGTAGAAACACTAATACGAGTAATAGTCAAGTCAGCTTGAGTAGATGATGTATTAGATCCAGTACGAATTACATGCTCTAACAGATCAATGGTATCTGTAGGTAATGCGTAGGTAGCTAATCCGGGAGTCAAATTAATGATGCCCTGCTCCATTGTCCACATGTTGATACCCTTGGACTGCCACTCAATGGTCATCAAGTTCATAGATCGGCGGGCAGTCTTAAGGTCGTAACCAGTACGCATTTCACGACCAGCCCTCTCCCAAGCTTCCTCGGCAATCTCCGTGAAGTCCATGTTAAATAGGGTAGAGCCGGTAGTGGTCATAAGAATCCTAGAAAACTTTTAAGTTTTCTGCGCTGTTTTTGCAGATTGAATAAAAGCGTCGGCAGTAGGCGCACCTTTAGAACCGGGCTTACGCATCTTCTCTTTAGAACCCGCTGCTATACGTTTTTTCTTTGCATGGATGTTGGCATACAAACCAACAGGCCCACCCTCAGCGTACTGCGTAAAGTCGGTATTGTCCTTGCGGGCTTTCTTAGAACCCTTGGGCATTTTGCTTGGAAGAATGGCTCCCATTCCACGGCTTGACATCATAATTTAGCAGGCGTAACCGCCGCCTTTCATGGTAATCATGGTACCTTTAGTCTTGCCTTTGGTAATGCAACCATCAGCACGTTTAGATGCAGAAGACACTTTACCGCCAGAAGCCATCTCGCGAGGCGAAGGAGGCATACGCTTTTCTTTAGTAAAAATACTAGCGTCTTTCTTGTCTTCATAAGCCTGAAGTTCTTTGGCTGTAGGGCCACCCTGCTTGCCACGGCCAGCGCCAGCTTTAGGATTTAAAAACTCAGATAATTTTTCGTCTGCCGCCATGAAGCGCATGGCTTTTTGGTCAGGCACATCGCTAAAACGCATTTCAGCTTCCGAATTAGTTGCGCCTTTAATATCAAACTTATCATCTGCCACTTTGCCAACACCAGCCGTATAAGCATAAGTTGGTTTGTCGTATTTGTTAGTTGCCATAATAGTTCCTTAGCACTTTCCGCCACGCTTCATGGCAATCATTGTTCCCTTGGTTTTGCCTTTAGTAGCAATACCATCAGGAGTTTTACCAGTTTTAACAGCACCCATCTTAGATGGAGCCATGCCGCCTTTAGCTAGCTTGGTCATAGACTCACCTTTGTGCAAACGGCCTTCGTGTTTGTTCACGGCTTTTTGCATCATCTTCTTGTCCATCTTGACATCTTCATGAGCCATGCCACCTTTTTTCATTTTGCCTACGCCATCAGCAGCAAAAGTTGGAACTTTCTTTCCATCTTTCATAACCATAGGCATACCGCCATCTGCATATCCGCCCATATTCATTTTTTTCATATCGCCACCTTGTTTAAAAGTTTTGCCTTTATCGGCTTTGTTGAACTCTTTGCCCACGGATTGTGGAACGCCTGCTTTCTTGGCAAACGCAGGATTGTGCGCTACTGCCGCCATGAAATTCCGTTGTTTCTTACTTGTGCTTGGCATCATTTCCCCGCTTGAATAAGCTGGTCAATTTTTGCTTCAAGCTTATTAAAGCGTTGGTCAATGTGGTTCGTAATGCGATCCACTTCTGCTTGAGTAACGTTATCACGAGCAACCTCCTCACGGGTTTTGTTCAACAGGATCGTGACACGAGCCAGTTCCCTGAACTTTTCATTCATCATGTAGCCTAACAATCCTATCACTAATGACAGAACGGCAGACCATGCGGTGTTTAGATCTAACAATTCCAAGCCCTCAATGCTTTATTGATCCGTGAATCCGGATCGTTTGCTGTCTTTGCACTCGTTAGCTTCTTTTTCATCCCGCCCATCCTCGCACAGAAAGAGTCGCGCCGGGAGCCTCCTTCTGGCTGGGGCGCTTTCAAATTCATACCTTGCGCTTTGGCAGAGGCTCGGCCTTTGGCGTTCAAGCCGCCCTTCTCGGATTTGCCCTCTTTCCTCTGCCATGCTGGACTCTTAGCCATAGTACACAACCACAGAAGCACCAGCACCCGTTGTGACTGCCAAACTAGTTCTAGCCAAAATACCTTCTCCCGGTATCAGGATATGTATTGTTCCAATTGCTGTAGGGGCTGGAAACGAAAATAGCGTAGTAGAACTTCCGGCTCCGTCTTTGACAACTACCGTTCCACCCGTAGCTGCGTATGAAATAGTAAGAGCTTTTAACCTATTACGAAGTGTGCCGCCAACAACGGTATCTGTTTGCGAAGCCGCGATAAGAAGCGACTTTACGTCTGTTTGCATCATAATCAATATCCTTTAAAAAAGGGGCCGAAGCCCCTTGGGTTGATTAGGAATCTGCAAAAGGTGTAGCAACAACACCAGAGCCAAGCAATTGGCCTTTGACCATGTACTTGTTAGCTGCGATAGCAACGATTTGAATACATGTGCCAGCTACACCGCCAGTGGTTGTGCCGTTCAAGTTAATGAAGTCGTTAGAAGCACCGGCTGTAAAGCCAACAACTGCACCAGCAGTGTCTGTGTCAACAGAAATCAAAGAACCAACAAACTTGTCAGTACCGTTAGTACCAATCTTCAACGAGCTTGTAGAGATGGTAGTAGGAACCCAGATTGTGTACACAACGCCTTCGTTGTTGGCTGTGCTTGGGTCTTGACCGGGGCCAGATGTAGTGGAGTTAGCCGATGTGTTAATTGCTGGCAAAGTCAAAGTGACTGCCGCTGCCAAAGAACCGCCAACAGCAATAATGCGACCGCCATGAGCGTCTGGGCTTAATGTGGTGCTTGTTGTAATATCAACAACAGTCGCTGGGCCTTGTTGATAAATGCCGCCCAATGAACGAACTGGGCCTTGAAACGTAGTACGTGCCATGATATGTGTCCTTACATACAAGTTAAGTGCATTAGTCTGTATGTCGTCAGCCGGGACTGTCTAATGCACCGGATAAGCCCGGATTAACATGTTTATACCACTACAATAAATCTAATGCAAGAAAAAAGGGAGCCGAAGCTCCCTCTTTTTTTTAGACCTATTAGGCTCCGGGTGAACCGAAGATACCTAATGGATCTGACACGCCGAAGCTGTAACGCTCACGGGCTTTGTAACGAACGTTACCTGTGTCAAAGTCACCATCCATGCCAGTAGACATAGGGGTGCGAACGAAGTGCTTTAAACCATTAGGCACATCAGTCAACAGGAACCAAGCATTGGTGTCTGTCAAGTAGTGGTTAATGCAGTAGCCTTCAGGGATAGAACCATTGTTCTTCAAAGCGTTGATGTCATTGTCGGCTGTAGAAACACGGAGTTCGGTTTCAAGCAAACGAGTAGCAACGAATTGCAGAGCAGGTGGAATTACCAACTTCTTAGGCTTAGCGGCGATCAACAAGCTACGCTCATCTGTCCAAGCAGCGATCTGAATAACAGCGTTTTCCAACGATGTTTCATTCAAGTCAGAAGCGGTAGATGGAGTGTTACTGTTAGTACCACCGGAAACCAAGGGGTGAGCAGTAGAGCAAAGCACCACGCCGTCGCCGTATGTTGGGCCACCTGTGAAGGCGTTGTTCAACACATAAGCGGCTTTAACCTGCTTGGTGTAAGCCATACCACGGGCCAAAGCCTTGGTATAACGTGAAGACAGGCTGTCGTACAAGTTATCTTCCACAGCTTCCTCTGTGATGGCAAAGCCCATCGCAATGGTTTCGTGGGTGTAACGTGCAGTGAATGCTTCCTGTGCATTGTCATAAGCGATGGCAGAACCCTCGTTTTTGACTGGTGCTTGACCGAAGCCAGACAGCTTTGTCTCTTCTTCAAAGCTACGCTCAGATGACTCTGTTTCGTAGATTTCTTTGTGCTCTTCGCCGTATTTAGCGTACTCAAGACCGAACAAAGCGTTCAAGCCGGGGAGCAATTCTTTGAGCAGTTGTGCGCGTGAAATAGCCATGATTTAGCTCCTTAGATGCCAACGGCGTTAGTGAAAGCGGAAGCGCCGGGATTGAACTTCACAAACACTTCTGTGTATGTGTCGGTCAATGGAGAAGCGAAACCGATAATCTTGAACGCAGCGGCAGTAGTAACTACTGTGCTTTCCAAGGCGCTGGTAGAGTTACCTGTACGGGTGTTACCTGTAGAAGTAGACTGCACAGCAGCAAAGAAAGTGTTTGCGCCAAGAGCGGCCTGAGTAACTTGACCATCCAATTGAGCTTGGAATGTCACGTTAGGATCAGTGATAACGTATGCAGTCACCACGCCGGTTGTGCCGGAGGGGTAGTACTGACCGTAAATCTGCTGACCTTGTGCATTGATGTAGGATGCACCAACAAAAACGCCCCAAGCACCCAAACTAGAACCGCCAAGGTTATTGGTAGTTAAGTCTGAGCCATCGGCGGTAGCCAAAGCAATATAACCGTTAGCATTAATGATAACTACTTGTCCAAAGAACAAGTTGGAACCAAGACCTGCTGGGTCAATTAAGAACTGACTCGTAGCGCCAGCATAAGGCATGCCGTCGTTACGATTTATGGCTCGTAGGCCATAGGGGGTATTGGTCATTGACATTTAAGTCTCCAAAAAATTTAAGTACCTTTTCCAAAAGTGACCGTGGACTTACGTTCTTTGAACATAGGCATCCGTGGATCATTTTCGCGCATATAAGTATTGTCAACTGACTGCATCTGAGCTTCCGATTGTTGTCGGTAGTAATCATTTCGCTGTTCAGTAAACTCTACTGGGGTTTTGCAAAGTAATAAACCACCGACTTCAACGCTGTCAGGAAACTGTGCATTGCTGCTAGATCCAAACAAACGGATTTCAGGATGGTCAGAAGCCTTTACAGGTTCCCAGCCTTCACGCAGTTTTGAAGAAACGTTAGTAGCGTCTGCTTTATTCAAGGTGCTTGTACGGATCCAACGAAAAGCATAGCCCGGCTCTGGATGAGGATCGGGCAAAAGCTGGGGCGGCATCCAACGTTTTGGACGAGCAACAGCTTCACGGCTTTCAGTTTCACGTTTAGCGCGAGTTTGAGTTTCAGACATATCATTAACCTTTTCTTAATTCTGCAATTTTTTGAGCCATCAGTTCGTGGGATACACCGAACTTCTTAGCCATCGTTACCTGAAATGGAGTGAGCCGAATCTTGGAAGATGAGGTGCTCCGTGTCGCAGGTGCGACGACATTCGATTTTTGACGAGGAGCGGAACTCGTTTGAGTTTCCGATTCGTTGTTTTCCAGATCGAAGTTCTCTGGAAACACTTGGCGAATTCGCGAATTAAGTCGCGCATAATATTCGTCGGAGTTAGGGTCAATGCCATTCTTAATGAGCTTGGTATGCAAGCCCAGAGCAAAGCTGGTCATCTCATCATCGCTACCGAACCAAGAATTCTCGCTTTGCCATCTAGCAGCTTTAGGGTCTGCTTGCGGTTGACGAGGGACTTCCCTAGGTGCGATTTTTACTTCATTTTCTTCTTTTTGTAAAGCGGGTTTGAAATTATTTACTCGCTCCATTTTAATTTTGGCAGAAGTTAATAACTCCTGAGCCTCAACTAAAGCGTCAGAATCACCTGATTCGTAAGCATTTTTATAGCGTCGTTTGGCTTCGTCTACCTCATTAGAGACTACTTTTTTAGCCTGCTCTAATAATGCTGACTGCCCCTCAGATAATGAACCTTTGAGCTTTTTATTCTCTTCGGCCACTGATTGGGCAAAGGCAATAGCCTCTTCCCGCTCGCGAGCAGCTTCCTCGGCACGACGACGTTCGCTATGAAAACCAGACTGTAAGTCAGCTATACGCTTCTTTACCTTTTCGTCATACTTTTCAATCTCATCATCGTCATTAGAAACTGTTGTTTTTTTGGCTGGCGCAGAGGTTTGAATCTCTACATCTACACCGCCATCATCTTCAACAGCAGGTTTCTTTTCTTCATCAGGAAAAGTAAACTCTTCTTTATTAAAATTTTCCATAGACTACTCCTTAATAGTTAGGTCGCTGAATTCCACGGGGATCCTGAACAACCGCTTCGACGCTATCGTCGTTAATCAGTCGCCACTCGGTACCGTGTATTTTCATTCGCGTCCCAGTATTAGGTCGCGTAATGATGAAGTCTCCAACTTTGCATGAAGCCCCTGAAGGAAATCGTTTTTCGTCTTTAAAAGCATCTGGGCCAATCTTGGCCACAAACAAGACGGGAGAAAGCAATTCTTCATGGTGCATTGCCGTAGTGGACTTTAAAATGCCAGTTTCGCTATATTCATCTTCTGCTTTTGGAAGCATACACAGAAGGTGATAAGTAGCGGGATCGGGCACTTGTCGTGCTTTTTCCTCTGGATCTTTGTTGAGAAGACCAGATAGATCAACAGCAGACACATCAAATTCACTCATCGTCATCATCCTTAATTTTTCTTAAAAGGTCATTCAACTCAAACTGCGCGGTTCGTAGACCCTTAATAACTCCGCACATCCCCCGGTAATCGGCATAGTCTTTAGCTGTGCCGTCACTCAAAGCCCCATTTAAATCCTGAACCCGCTCATTAATTTTTTGGTTCAAGACTTCGAATATCTTCAGTTCCATGATTCACCTCTATTGGTTTAAAAGTAGTAATGTCGTAATTAGCAGACTTACACCATACTCGTGCAAAATTACAATCCATTCTTAATGGACATGATTCACACTTAGCATTCTTAGTACTGATGTTATTTCCATGATTCCTGTATAAATAAAGCACTTTAGGTAATCGCGCCGCAGGAAACTTTTCAACAATTTGCATAAACAAATCGCCATCTGCACAGCCATTAGTACTAGCCAGCTTCTCGTTGTAACCTTGGATGTGCTCCATTACATCTGAGCGGTACATTCCAAAATGCCGCCACCCGTGTTGATGTAATTTATTAGGATCAAATGTAGGACTTGGGGAATAGTGCTCGACCTCACCCTTCTTACCTATCTGGGCAAAGTCTGAATATATAAATTTAACGTCTGGTAATTGGTCAAATGCCATTAACATTTCTTCAATGGCATACCTTTCAAGCATGTCATCGCTGTCAAAATGAGCATAAAAGTCCCCTTTTGCAAGCCCAGAAAGCTTCAACATTGTGCTGTTATAGCCAATATTTACCCCATTTTTGTGGACTTTTATGCGTTTATCACCCTTAGATAAGACCTCCGCTAACTCCCAAGTACCATCATCAGACCCATCATCAAGAATTATTAGTTCCCAATTCTTATAAGTCTGCTTTTTTGCGCTATCTATAGCGGTTTTGATGTAAGCCACGTTGTTATACGCAGCCATTAGTAGGGAAACTAGCGGTTTAGTCATTTAGCCTCGCGTCATTTTGGTAATAACATCAGCTTTAAGCTTCTGTTCATTGGTTTTCTCTGCGGATTTCAGTCTCATAGCCTCTCTTTGGCTCTCAGCCTTGATCCTTTCAGCATCAATGGCCAATCTAGCCTGCGCTAAAGCCATATCCGCCTGATCTTTTGCAGTTTTACGCTT